CTGCTCCCCTTTCCTGCTCCATCCAGGGAAACTTACCATTGTAGTATTGATCAGCTATAATATTTTGTTTTAATTCATCAAGGGATGCTAACCTTTTAAAAGCCTTTTTAATACTACTTTTTCGATCTTCCTCAGTTTTATAGAAGGGGCAAGTGCTATAACCCGTACACTTACCAACCTTTAGAATTTGGCATTCATTATTTGTATTTGCAAAACAATGATTATCCATTAGAAGTTTCCTCCTTTACCTAGGTCTGCTTTAACTGCATCAATTAAGGCTGTCTGTGTAGTATCTTTATTTTTAAGTGCCTGCATAACTCTTTTATCTATGGTGTTCTTTGCAATAAGATGGTGAATAACAACTGGGTTTTCCAGTTGTAGTTTCTTAAGCTTCATGTTCTGCTCCCCTTTCCTGCTCCATCTGCAGTTGCTCTAAAAATCCCAGTTTCTTTTTTGCCATCTCAAGTAAGATGATCGTCAGCTTTCCAAACTTGTGCGCTGTCTGTTGTGTGGCCTTGATTTTGTTCTCAAAGACCATTTCTCTTTCCAGTCGTGCGATCTGCTCCTTTACTTCTTTGATTTCCCTGTTTAATGTCATTGCCCTGCTCCTTTCCCTTTTTAATCATCAGCTGTTAGCTGGAAGTAGACTCCGCTTGCGATAAAGCCTATCGTTGCAGCGATTGAGCTGTTGAGGTGCCGGCTGTCGTCTGTGCCTTCGTAGAGTCCGTATTGTAGCGGCATCATCACCAGGCAAAACGATCCGAGTGCTGCTGCGATAAATCTTGAGATCCTTTTAATCCTTGCCATGCTTCTGTCCTCCTTTCATCCGTTGAAAAAGACTGCCATAACTTGCTCCGGTGTCAGCTGCCACTTGTCCGCCAGGGCCTTGATCTCGGCCTGGGTAAAAGAGCCGCTGTTAATCTTGACCGAGACTGTTACTCGGTTTATGCCCAGGAATTCCGCAAGAGTAAGTTGTGTCTCGCTGTGGAATTCCATGAGGGTTCTGAATAGCTGCTTGTCCATGTTCTGTTCTCCTTTTATTTTTTTATTGGAGCTGTCTAGCTCCCTTTACTGTGTTCATTATACCATAGGCACATACCAATGTCAACTATTTCTAATATTAAATGTTGTATATTTGCACTAAATGTTAGACAAACTTTACCCTGTGTTAGATATATCTTATATGCACAATGCACAACAAAAAGAGAGCCGATCTCTCGGCTCTCTCAAGCGCGCATCCGCAAGCACGCGCCCCGATTATAGGTTGATTTTTGTTATTCCTGCTGCTTTCAGAATCTCGGCTGCTTCTGCCCATGAAATCTCGTTTGTCGGCTGCTCCGGCACGGGATCTGCATAATAATTTATCCAGGGCAAGCGGCCGTAGTGCGTGAAGTTCCGGGTGTTGACGGTGGTCTGCACGACTCCATAGTCAATGCCGCGTGCTTCTACTATTTTCCCATCGCCGATGTGGACTCCGCAATGGCCGCTCTGCCACACCATCAGCCCAGGCTCGTTAGGCATATCGGTGATCTTGCCTGTCTGCGTGCAGGTCTTAAATTCTGCATTGGCTGTGAAATCCGTTGCAGCATCGTATTTGAATTGGCTGCTGCTGTCGCCGCGGTTGCCCCACTTGAAATATTTCAGCAGGCCGACACAGTCGAAAGCGTTCTTGCCGAGGTTGCGCCTTGCCTTTGCGAGATAAGCATCCGTGTAAACTTTAGGATAAATGTTTTTCAGCTGTGTCAGTCTTGCTTCTGTGAGCTTGTAGCCGAGGCCGCCCCACACATAAGCTTGGCCCACTTGCTTCTGCACAAGATCTGCTAATTCTTTTCCTGTTAGCATTTATTCTCTCCTTCGTCTTTGTCCTTGCTTTGCTTTCGGCCGGGATTGCCTTCTCTTGCCGCATCGATGAGTCCTTCGCCGATGGTGTATGCGATCAGGGCCGCTCCTGCCATGATGATGGCTGTCACTTGTGCCACGGTGCTGTCACTTACCCCAAAAGCTACCATGAGCGGAGTTATAAATCCGACAATCGAGAGCCAAAACTTTCTGCTTGTCAGTTTTTGTTTCCAGTTAATTTTCATTTTACTGCGCTCCTTTATTGTTTTCTATTCTGTCGATTCTTTTGTGTGCTGATTTGTCGCTGCTCTCCACTATGAGCAGCTTTTCCCTTACAGCTGCTCCTTCTTTTGCCATTTCCTTCATGTCGTTGCGAATTTCCTCCACTGTCTTTTCGATGGTGTTGAGCTTGACCATCATTTCGGAAATGCAAGCTGTGTCGCTCTTTGTGTCGTGCTTTTTGTTGCGAGCGACTTGAATCATGCCGAAAGTCAAGCCGCCTGCTGTGCTGATGAGTGCTACCAATAGTCCGATTTCGATGGTCATGTTTCTGCCGCCTTTGCTTTTTCTCTGTATTTTAACCAACCACAAGAACATGAATTGGATAAGTCGTAGCTCCGCTTTTGCTGTTGCTAAAATAAACTCTGATGTTGTTGTTGCTGGTGCAGTAGCCGTGCACGGGGTAAATTCCCGTGGTGTTTACTCTTGCATCTTTGAGGTTGACAAACACAAGAGAGCTTGTCGTGGCTCCGCTGACGGTCACATCGCCATAAAAAGCTCCGCTGGCCACCGTGCAGTTGCCGTTGTATGTCCTAAATCCGAGGTTGGTGCGACCCGTGGCGTTGTTGCCAAGGCCAAGGTTTGTTCTTGCCGCGGCTGCTGTGACTGCGCCTGTTCCACCGTCTTTTATCGGTATTGTATCGTCTGCCTTATAGACTGATTTTCCATTTACACGAACATCACCACCGTCTGCGTTGATGTAGAGGGTAGAAGCAGCTCCGTTGTTCCGTGCCATGATTTCATTTCCGTCCACGGCGATGTTGGCCTTGTCTGTGCTGCCCACTTGGAAGCCATGCCTGTCGCTTGTTGGGCTTGCGTCTGTGTCGCTGGTCACCCTTAAAACTGGCACACTTAAATCACCCTCAAGAGTGCCGCCTTCGCCTGTGATGATAGGAACCCAGCTCGACCACGTTGACTGATAGAGCCTCCGCATGGCGGCTCTGTTTGTGGTGTATGAATAAGCGATTTGAATCCTGTTGTAGTTCATCCCTGCTCCAACCGCGTTTTGAAATATCTGCGCTATATATGCGTTATTACCACCGATAACATCTAAAAGCTGTGCCGCGTTAAGATTGTTTGAGCCGATGAAAAAAGCACCGTCCGTAATGTCATTCAAATCTGCCGCGGCTCCCTGCAAGTCGTATCGCACAGCCAGCATGGACATGATGTTCAAGTTAGCGTGCGCGCCTGTGTCTGAGTTGTGCGCACCTACTGCGCTTGCTCCTGCTCCTGCTGCCTCGAAGTCGCCCGCCTTGCTGCCGCTGTCTGTCAAGTTTCCTGTTGCATCAAGCCCTGCCAAATTGCCACTTGTGGCTCCGCTAACTTTGTCTGCTTTGCCCAAGTCGACCGCTTCAATGCCGTCCTCGATGTGATTTAGGTTTGCTGGGTTGAGCGGGATTGCTCCCGGCTGCCCTTCGTATTTCCATGTGCGTTTGGTGTATGCCATGATTTAATCATTCCTTCCGATTGTGTCCTCACGAGTTACTGTGAGTTCCTCGTCAAATGTCTTTTCCCTGCTCCATAGTATGCGGCTTAAAAGCAGTCCGCTGTCTTTTGTCTCAGTTGCGGTGCTTCCGCAAAAGATGCCTATTTCCTCTATTTGCCCAAGGCCTTCGCCGCTTAAAACATAAAATGTCGTTGTGACTACATTCCCCGTGCGGCTGATGTCCGTCAAGGCCGTGCGAAAAAATTCGCTGCCGAGCTTTGTCTCTGCACCGGTGACTGCTGCACTGTTGTTGCCGAGTGCCAGGTATTTTATCTGCGTTGTTGTCGGTGATGTTATCAAAGCTTGCGCCAAGGCTTCAAGTGCGCTGTCGGTGATTTTGTTTTCGATTATGTCGGTGCCGTCTTTATGTTTTATGATAAAACGGCCGTTTCTGCTTATTTTCTCATTCATTTTTGTAAACCTCCGCGCCGAGAGTGCCCGGCCATAGGTTGTCTGCAGGCCATAGGTTGTCTGCAGGCCATAGCGTGGTAAAGATTATGATGTGCGTTTGTGCTGTCAAGTCCTGCTGCTCCTGTGCATCTTTCAAGATTGTTGCGACTTCATTTTCGCCGATGGTGACCGATTTACTTCTGTCGACCAGTTCGCGGAAGTATTCCTCCCAGCCCCCTGCAGCGGATCCTCCGGAAAGCTTGACGGTGACTTTGAGATCATCGCTGTTGGCCTGTTCGATGGTGGTCTCCGTGCAAAGATAAGCATCGTCAATGTTATACTTTGGCTTTTTCACTTGATAGAGCTTGCCGACATCAAAGCCGATTTCATGAGTGATGAATGACACGGTTTCTGCATCTTTGGCAAACCTCTCTAAAAGTGAAAGACCGTATTGGCTTGCCATTTCAGGTGTGTTGAGGTTGCTGTCGATGTGGAGGCTTTCCCTGCGGCCGCTCGTGTTGGGAAGTAGTGCTTTCTTGCGGTTGATTTCGCTTGTCCGCTGTCTGCGCATCATGATGTTGTAAAGCCCGGTGTAAATTACTTTAATGCTTGCCGGGTGCGGTGTGTCAACATTGTGCGTGATTTTCTTGCTATTATAGCTCCACAGCCATTCTGCCGTGTCGTTGAGACCGTCCACTCCAATGTCGGTTTGTTCCGTGCCGCCGACAAAGATCCTCGGCTCTAAGGCAAGGCCAAATCTCGTGGTGTAGGTGCCGACATCATCTCCGCTGTTTTCGGTTGGGTTTTCTGTCTGCGGTGTAGTCGTGCTGTGTGATCCTATTATCACTTGCACATTTCGGTAGTCTTTTGTGTCTCTCTTGAGAGTAAATCGGCTGTGCTGCAAATCATCATCCAAAGTCAAGCCGCCGCCGGCTCCTGTGCGTGTGCGGAAGTGCAGCTGCCTGTCTGCATCTATGCTCCAAAGAAAGTCCCCGCTCACGCTTGCCAAGTTCCGCATGATGTCAGATGCACTTCGAAAAGGAAAGACTGCCTTGATGATCTGCGCTCCGCTTTCAATCGTGCCGAGTGTAATTCCTTCCTGCGCAAGGGTGGGCATTATTTTCTCTGTGATGATTTCGCCTGCTGTTTTGTTATAAGCCACAAAAGACAAAAGCCGGCTGTCTGCAAGCGCTGTGTAATCGGTGGCTGTGATGTCATATTCCATGACCGGGCCATTTTCCCTGGGAGCGACTTCGGTGATGAAGCCTTCGTATATCCTGCTTCCATCGTGCTTGACTGTAAGCACTTCGTCCACCTGCGGCTCGTAGTCAAGCGGTAAAACGACTGTGCCGGTGAAAATGCTCCGGCTTGAGAGTTTGTTCGAGATTTTCCACTTCGGATTGATAAAGACTTCCTGCGCGCCGATATAAAACTCTCTCATATGGCACTCACTCCTGCTTGTTTCAATCTGTCGATAAGTGCATCCAGCAGCCAGTCAAGATCTGACGGCCGCATGATTGTTGGGTTGTGGATGCTGATATTTGCACCTGATCCTCCGCCCCGTCCGTCTCTATAAGCAGCGGCCTGCTCCGCTGTCAAGACTTTTTCTCCGCGGTGCAGCAGAGCGGGATATTCGTCATATGGCACATAGTCAAGGCCGACTGCCAGTCTCGGCAGCTCCACATCCTTTATCAGTCCGATTTCGCCGATACCGATTAAACCTGTCAAAGCGTTAATGCCCTTGATTAGTTGGTTGATGAGCCAAATCGCTCCGTTTATCATGCCTTCTAAAATGGCAGGAATGAGATTGATTATCCCTTTGAACATGGAGACAATGCCTTCCCAAGCTTGTTCCCAATCGCCTGAAAACACTCCGGATATAAAGTCAATCAAGCCGCCGAATATTTCCATGATCAGATCGATGATCGGCATGAGGTTTTCAAAGGCCTTGCCGAGTCCGTCTGTTATCACTCCGCTTAAAACTTCTATAACCGCCGTCAAAGGAGGGATGATAAAGTCAAGCAGTTTGATGAGCGGGTTGAGCAGCTTTTCCAGGATGCCAAAGATCGGTTCAAGGATTGAGAATATCGGCTCAATTAAAGGCAACAATGCTTTTATCAGATCTACTATCACGGGCATGATTGCCGCGGCCATGTCGGCCAGCAGAGGCAGGATCAGCACCATCAAATCAAGCAGCGGTGGCAGCACCGTTTCGATGATCACATCCAGCAGCGGCAAAACCGCGGTGATGATCTCCATGAAAGGTGGCAGCAGCTGCTCCACAATCTGAACAAAGATCGGTGCAAGCGTTTCCATGAGATGCACCATCACGGGCAGGATCTGTTCTATGATCGGCACAATCGTTGGGATTAAAGCAATAAAGGTTTCGGCCAATTCTTGGATGATCGGTATGATCGCGCTGCCCATCTGGTTGAAAAGGCCGCCGAGAGAGAATTTGAGCGCGTCCATGGTGTCGCCGAGGTTTTTGCCTGCAAGGGCAGCCTCGTTAGACATGACTCCGCCGAGATCCTCTGCCTGTTCTTTCAATGCTTCAATGCCGTCAGATCCTTCTGAAAGCAAGGGCAGCAGGTTAGCATAGCTGCGGCCAAAGATATCGTTGGCGATGGCATCTCGTTCTACCACATCGCCCATGTCTGCAAGCTTTTTGATGATCGTGTCAAAGTTCTTTTCTTGGCTGATTTTCTTGATGTCAATGCCAAGCTTTTCATATGCCGCTGCGGTGGCCTTATTTCCTTCGGTCGCATCTGAAAGCGATTTGTTCGCTCGGCTCATTGCTTTTTCGAGGGTGCCGACATCCACAGCATTTTGAGCTGCGGCATAGGCCATCTTTTGGAATTCCTCGGCCGAGACTCCCGCTCTTTGACTTGCATAGTAAATGTCGCCAGCGGCATCGCTGGTTTTCATGGCCATGCCTACAAGGGCAGTTCCTGCTCCGATTGCAGCTGCGCCCACACCTGCGGCGATCTTGCCCACGGTATCAAAGCCTGTCTTGAGCTTGTCGCCCATGGTGGCGCCTTTTTCGGTTGTCTTGTCTATGCTCTCGTTGGCCTTTTCATTGTCGATAAATATTTCGCCAAAAAGAGTGAAAATTGATGCCATTTGTCTTGCTCCTTTCGGAGTGGCTTTCTGTTAGTGCAAGTTGAACCTGTCGCGGATCCTTTTCACATCCTCATCGGTGCCTTGGCCAATTTTAGCAAACGGCCGCGGCTTCTGTGGATTTAGCAAGCTCGGTTTGGGAATTTCTGTGCCGGTGATGGCTGCGCCCGGTGCAAAGTGCAGCCATGCTTCCCATTCTTTCTGCATTCGCTCCTCGTCTGCGGCTTCCTGCAAGAGATCGCCAAGCAAAGAGAGGTCTGCGGTTTTTAAGAATTCGAGATTATAATATTTGTGCAACAATCTCATCAGTTTGGGAAATCCTAAAACCGCAAGCCCTTGAAAAAAGGGATGATGCCTTCCTCCGCAAACAGAGTTTTGAGTTCCTCGATCACGCTTAACTTGGCGGCTTCGTCCGGGGTTACACCTTTGTAAACCGCGATGAGCTGGATGAGCGGATCTGCTAAATCCTCAAGCTTATTTAGCACCTGTCCGATGATCGCCATGCCCAGCTTTTCTTTCTCGCTGTCATCGTCCTTTAGTTTCTTGATGTCTATCTTTTGGATCTCTTTCATCAGCTCCGGCAGATCCAGTTTTGCAGCGACCGCGCCGAGAGGTTTAAGCATCTCAAAAGTAAGCATTTGTGGTCTCCTTTCATGGCCCTGTTTTTAAGCGACTGTAAACTTGACCGTTGCCGGTGCGAGTGCTTGCGAATAAATGTCGACCACTCCGGCCACAATGATGTGGTAGATGCCGGCAGAAAGAGCGCCGTCCGGGGTGATTGTCAAAACCTTTTTGTCCGTATCCCATGCTTTTGAGATCGTTACGAGTGAGCTGTCTGTCTGCTTTATCAGCTGCACGGCTTCGCTTGCGATGCGGTTGTTGAATGTGAGCTTCGGCTCAACTGATGTGGCCACTCCTGTTGCGTTGTTTGCCGGCACGCTTGTAAAGTTAACCGGGTCAACGGCTGCATCTTGTGGGCCTACTTCATCATCATAGATCTCGTAAATCGGAGCGCTATGATCGGCAGGATCCCAATGCGCCGCAAGCTCCATCGGCAGGCCTGCTTCGCTCTTGTCGGCGGTTTGGATCGTAAGTCCGCCGGGGCCGAGTACATTGTAGATGATTATCTTTTTGAAGCTGTTGTTTTTGTTGCAAATGCCGAAAGCTGTCACATTGTGGAGAAAGCGGCTGTCGTCAATCACTCCGCCGGGGGTGTTGGCAATAACACCTTGACCGGGGTTGTATGTGGCCGCTCCGAGCGTTAAAAAGATATTATCGTTTGTGAGTTCGAGGGTGGTTGTTTTAAGGCTTGCGTTGACTTCGTCAATCACGACCATGCCCATGGTTTTTCCGCGCCGACCGTCATATTCGATGTCGCGCACAGTTTCTGTGACTGTGAATTCCACACCGCCCTTGGTGATGCCGACTTCGCGCTGTGTCGGTTCGCCATAGTCAAAATAGATAACCGCTGTGTTTAGCACAATCGACTCTATTTGATTTTTCTTGAGATTTTTCATTGTTAATCTTGACCGCCTTTCTGCTGTCAAAAGTAATAAGTTCTGACTGTGTATGTAACTCTGATCCTGCGCAGATTGCGGTCAGGGTCAGCGATTGATGTTTGTCCTTCTCGTGTAAAAAATGCGACTGTTTTAGATCCGCGCAAGATTGCATTGTGCAAACCGCTGGGGTTTATGCTGTTGCCGTTTCCTGCATCGGCACCGATGAGGTTGTCGAGGTCTGTGTCTTTTCTGCCCCAATAGTCAAGTTCGAATTGAAAGACTTCCGAGTTTTCATCGTTGAAGCTTGTGGCCAGCTCGCCCACTCGATAAGGGTATGTGGCCGACTCCGGAGCATCGGAATAATAATAGCTATCGCCGAGATGAGACTTAATCAAGGCTTTCAGTTCTGACTTGTCGCCTGCCATTTTTTATTCCTCCACTTCATCATCCAAGTCCTCAAAGCTGTCGAGATTTATGAGTGCCGGCAAAAACTCCGCTTGGATCCGTCTCATGTTTTCGATGTTCGCGATCGTTGGAGCTTTCAGAAAAGACTTGCCGCGGCTCCTGCGTGTGCCAAACTCTGTGAAGTGCGCACGGAATCCTGCCGGGGTTAGTTTCTTGCGTTTGCTCCGCTTGGCATCGTAAACTCCGATCTCCAGCCACACTTCGCCCGTCTTGCGCTTCACTCTTACCCAAGTGCCGATGTTATCCAGGAGCGTTCCTTCGCCTACCGGCACGGCCGCCTTGGTCTCTTTGCGGAGAAGGGTTGCGCACTTGCGGAGTGCTTTTTTCTGCTGTTCCAGCAGTCCGTTTTTGGCTGATTCGGCCATGCTTGTAAACTCTACCTTGGCAGCCATCAGCGCACTCCCTTTCCACAGATTAGTTCAGTAAATTCGCCGTCTTTGGTGTAATGTCTGATGATCCGGTAAACCGTGCCATCATGCGTGAGATCTCTTTCGCCTTTGTACTCGATAGATCTGATCACAAAGACAAGCTCCGGTTTGTATCCGGCTGTGTCGGCCTGATAAAACTCCGACCGCTTAACACCTTGCTTGTCTGCCATGACTCTGCGCACAATAGGCTTGTCGTCCTCGCCAAGCTTGGCCGTCTCGACCATCTCTCCATATGCATCAACTGTGATTTCTGTCTCGGCAAAAGTGATTATATCTCTGAAAAGCATATCATCACTCCGTTTCTTTGTTGTCCGGGATCAGCACAATCTTGACCGTTTGGCTCATGTAGGAGCTGTGCAGCTTTTCCGCATCGGGGTTGTTTAGGCCGAAATTGGCCTTGACATAAGTTATGATCGCTCGTTGAATGAGCGGCGCGGTCGCAAGAGTCACCATCGCGGAATCTGTGCCGCTTGCTATTAAGTCAGCCTTTGCAGTCGCAATCAGCTGCTCTATTTCCTCATCGTAGTCGGTGATTGCCGCGCTGATCCTCAAGTGTTTCTTGGATGCGCCCAGAAGTGGATCCGGTGTTTTTCCCATGACCGCGCCCTCTCTTTCTTTTGGTTTTATACTGTCAGGAATATCCTAACTTCTTTTGCGTTAAGTGCCGAGTTCAGGGTGATCGTGTTCTTTTCCAGCGCGTCAGCATCCACGGTCGTTGTCGGAGCGGTTGTCTGAATTGCTCCGTCAAAGAAAGCAAAGACAAGAGGCTTTTCCACAAGTTTGAAAGGCAGGCCGATCTTGTTTTTGTAGCCGATCGCAAAAGTGGCCGCTGCGCCGCTTTGCTCGTGGATCAGAATGCTTTCCACGGTTTTGAAGGCCAATGCGCCCTCTTTGGCTGTGGATTGTGTTGCTGTAAAAGTAAACTTTTCGCTTATCTTTTCTCCGTTGAAATTCGTGCCGGTAATGACGACATCGCCGGCTGCCACATGATCGGTTGTTCCGCCCGGGGTGACTGTAAGATTTCGCGGGTAAGGTGGGTTTGTGATTTCGTCTGTCACAAGCACCGTTTTCGATGAGCTGCCTGTGATGGCTGCGTGGACTCCGGCTGCGTTTAGTGCGGCTGCTTGATCCTCGTCAAGAGCAATGAGTGCGAATTTTACATGGTCGCAATTAAAGCCATAAACATCGGTTTCAAGCTCGCCGAAATATCTGTTGTGTTTTGCCATGATATTTGACTCCTTTAGTTATTTCCGATGCTGTCTTACGCTCCTGCTGCCAAGTTATTCGCGCCCTTGACAAAGGCTTCGCCGAGGGCCACTTTACTGTCAAAGATCGCCACTCCGCGATAATCGACCGAGTTGTAGGTGAAAGCGCTGTGTGCGGATGATTCGACTGTGATGTCTTGGCTCAAGTTGGCCACAATCTTTTTGAAGTCGCCAAGGAAAAAGTCGCCGTTGGGCACATAGTCTGAAAGCAGTACGGGCACGCCCATGACGCGCCATGTGTCGCCGTCTTTCTGTGCGATCGGATATTTGCCATCGTCTCTGATGGACTGGACTTTTGTCCAAAAAGTGTTGTGGTTCATCAGCCAATGTGCGTTACGGAAATACCCGGCTCCGAGCAGGCCGACCAAGTCACAAAGCTCTTTGTATGTGGGGGCTGCGGCTGAAAACTGGATGGCCGAGACATCGTCTGTCCAGGTGCGAGCATAGTCAACACCTTGCGGTTGGTTTGTGCCTGTTCCAAGCACGAGATACTTCTCAATCAGCTGTGCGATGCGCTCTGAAAGGTTTCTGACAAGCCAGTTCTCAAAATCGCTAATAGCCATGGTTTTGACTGTCGCACTTATGCGCAAAGCCTTGACTACTTCATACCCGCCAAGGGTAACCGGCACGACTGTGTCAGTAGCGGGTGTGATTTCTCCGTTCTCGGTGTGCAGATCCGCTGCATCGTTTGAACCTTCGACTCCGAAAGTCACATTGCCGGCAATCCTCAAAAGCTCGACCGCGCCAAGGATCGGTGCGATTTGGTGAAGCTTGTCGATAATCTTATCGGCTGTGATCGTGGGGATAGCTCCGGCTGCACCGGCTGCGTTTATGCTGCGCTGCTCAATGTCTGAAAGAGGTGCGCCCTGCAGCTGCTTCAGCCATGCATCGCGGTATTCTTGCGTGTCGCGGATGGGTGTTTCTTTTGTGTTGTTTTCTACTTGAGGCATTTGTTCCACTTTACTTCCCTCAAAAGCGGCCGCTTGCAGGGTTGCTTTTCGCTGCTCCGCTTTGTCCATGATTTGTTTTCTCTGTTCCTGCAGTTCTGCAGCTTCGGCCTGGAGCGCATCCAGGTCAGCGGTTTCGACTTCGGCATCGATGGCGATCTGTGCCAGTCGTTTTTCTATCTCTTTCAGATTCAGTTTCATTTTGTGTTCACTCCTGTGATAATCTTAATTCTTTGTATCTGTCGCGCTCGTTTCAGCTGCTCCTGCTGCTGGGCTTCGTGAATCCCCTCCGCCCATGAACGCGCTGATATTTCGGTTGAATTGTTGGCCGGACTGGACACGGCCGAGACATCATAAAGCTTGCGGATCTTGAGGATCTCTCTCGTCCGAGTTTCTTTGTTGAAATTATCCTCATCGACCACAAAGGCAAAGCTCATCTTGGTGACAAGTCCTTCTTTGATGTCGTTGTGCATTTCCTTAGCCGCGGATGATCTGCTCAAGTCTGCCCAAATGTTTAGTTCTTTGTCGGTGGGTGCGACTTGCAAGGTGCCGTTGCTCGTCCTGGCTAAAACGCGCCCTGTGTGATTATACTGCATAATAACATCGCTCATGTCACACTCGGCAAATGCTCCGGCTTTGATTTCCTCGTAATAAATTATGTCACCTATGCGGTACAATTCATATGGCTGATTAAATCTTGTCGCAATGCCTTCCACGACATAGCTTTCCGCATCGTCACTTGCCAGCAGCGGCATGGCTCTGTATTCTCGTTCATTCGGTTTGTATGGCATCGTCAATTTCCTCGCTTTCCTGTGGTTCTGTTGAATCCGGCACATCCGCATCAAGCTTGGTTGTTTCGGCATATTCTTTGCGGATGTAATATTTGTCGCCGTCTCCGCTGTCGTCCGGTGGTAGATTGAAAACTTCCAGGCCTTGATTCCTGGTCATCATGCCGCGGTCAAAAAGCTGTGTGACGACTTCAAGTTTTGTCTCTGTCATTGTGTACTGCAGCCGATTTGAAGTAAAAAAGATTTGATTGCCAAACTCAATCTCCCGCGGAGAAAAGGTCATATTTGTCAGCACGAGGGAGAGCTGCAGGGCAAAGGGTTCAATCTTGCCCTCGTAATATGCCGCCCAGGTTTTCTCGTCAAAGTCGTTGCGTATAATATTTTCGCTTATGCCGAAGTAGTCATAAACATTGTCCTTGATCACTTTCATCTGCGCATCGGAGACCACAAAAGGCTTGCTGTCAATCGGCTTGATGTCTGCCACGGTGTTGTCCACCATAAGCACTCCGCCGCTGTTTGGCATGGTGAGGTTTTGCTTTACAATCTCATCGCGCTTGGCTTTGATGTGTTCGTCTTTGAGGGAGTGGGCCAGTCTTGCTAAAAACCGCACGCTTGCGCCGGACTTTATGCCCTCGATGATGGCCTGGTTTTGTGCATCCATCAAACGCATTGTGGGGAAAAGCGGTGCATTGCTCTCCCCAAAGAATTCTTTGTTCAGTTGGTGTTGTGTGAGGATTCCTGCCTTTTCAAGCTCGATTGCCGTCTTGTTTCCGTCCGCAAAGGTAAACCGTAGGAAAGGCTGCTCATTGTGTTCTATCACCTCCGCGCCCTTCGGTCTGATCGGATAGAAGCCTGTTATCGTCTCAAAGTCTCCGTCATAGAGCGGTGTTATAAAGCAGGTGTTGTCCACGGCCAGCACGGTGGCCAAGCGGTATAGGAATTTTGTCGTGTCTTGATATGGATTCGGCCGATAAGTAAGCGCGTTTTTCAGCTGTGGCGCGGCAGCTCCGGAGATCTCCGGCTTGAGTTTGCTTGCGTGGGTGGCGAAAGTGTGAATGGCAGCTCTTGTGAGTTCCATCTCATAGACTCCGCCCTCGAAAGAGGTAAAGACCGGCTGGTAGGCCGTGAGGGTGGAAAAGTATTGCTTCACGCTTTCGTCAATTTTCTCTTTTTTGAAAATCTTGTCAAATAGGCCCATGGGATATCATTGCCTTTCTTGCTTATTCTTGCTCATGAGCTGAGGTCGTTGAGCATCTCGATCTCGTCCTGCTTGTCCTTCAGCACTTTGTAGCCGCATAAAAGTGCAATCGCTCCGTCTATTCGTTCGCGTGGATCCAGTTTCTTTACCGGCTGGATGTTGCCGTTTATGTCGGCCTTTTCGGATAAGTTTGTCAAGCACGCTTTCATGACCGGGTTGTTCTGATAAATAATTTTCTTGGCTGCCAGGTCGGCCTTCATCTCCTTCAACGGATCGGAAAGAGTGATCGCTCCCTGTCGGACGGGGATCATGCAGTTTTGGCCGAAGCAGTTCCGGAATTGTGTTTGCAGCGATTCATCTATGTGCCAAGGATCATAGCCGAAGTAAAGCGTGAAAAACTCTTTTGTTTCTTTAAGCTCAAGGAACCAGTCGAGAAAGACTTGCTTTTCCACCTTGTGACCGGGGAAGGTGCGCATCAGGCCTTGCTTTACCCACAGCTCATATGGCAGGTTGTCTCTTTCTCTGCGGCTCCCGGTCTTGCCGGTTAATTCGAGAACCGTCTCCGGAATCCAAAACATTGACTCGACATAAATGTTGGGATCTCCCTGTTTTACTCCGATTGCCACGGCTGCGTTTAAGTCTGTTGTGTCGGCCGCATCAAAACCGCCGATGCCGTAGTCAAATGCAAACGGTGCGACTGTCTCGTTGTTTAAGTCCTCCCAGCGTAAGCTTGCTGTACTGCTGTTTTCTTTGAGGTTAAAATCCTTGACCAGGACTGTCGCTCTGAAGCTTGGATCCACTTTTGCCTTGTCTACGCACGCTTGCAAATATTCTGTCGACTTGATCGTGCCGAGTCCGGGGTTTGCCTTGATCCACATTTTCGGGTCTGTCCATTCGTTCCGATCGTCCAGCTCGTAAATAAAAGCAAGGAATCTGTCGTCTTTGATCGTGCCATCTAAAACTCCGCAAGCGTAATCATATTGAGCATCAAATATATTTTCTCTGACAAAACCGTTCGTGCTGATTGTGAAAAGCAATGGCTGTAAACGGCTGCCCATGGACTGCTTCATGAGATCGTATATGTCGCGGTTCTTGATTGCCGAGAGTTCATCCACGAAGGCAGCGTGTGCGTTCAGTCCGTCCAGGCTGTTTGTTTTGCTTGCCAGCGGCTCTATCGTGCCGAGGTTGTGTCTGAAATATAAATCTTTCCTGCGCTTAGTGATGTGCTTTTTCAAGTGTGGACTCTGCTTGACCATGTTCCAGGCTTCGTTAAATCCTTTCAAGGCCTGATCTCGTTTTGTTGCGATGAAGTAAAGCTCCGGTGCGCCTTCAAAATCGTTGACGAGTAGATCAAGGCTGATTGCGGCCACTTCTGTCGTTTTTCCGTTCTTGCGGCCTTCGATGGTAAAGGCTTCGTTGTATCGGCGGATGTCGTTATCATCGACAAAGCCAAAAATGGCCTGGAGCTTGGCCTTTTGAAATAATTCCAGTTTGAGCGGTGCGCCGATGTCGCCTTGGCTTTGCTTGCAGAATGTCTCGATGAAGTTAATGTGTCGGTTGGCGATGTCCTCGTCAAAGTGCCACTCTTGCGGAAAGTGCAGATCGTTGAGCAGTTTCTCATACTGCTGTTTAATTCGTGCGCACGCTATGATTTTGCCATCGAGGACTGCGGTCGCGTATTTCTCAAGCCAAGTCATTTCTATCGCCTGTTGCCGCGGATGAAAGCGATCAGCTCATCGTCCTCTTTGTTAGGATCCTCTTTCCGCATGGATTGTATTATTTTCATCAAAGTTTGCACGGTCTGATTGCTTGCCGTCGCCGTGCGGTTGTAGTCCTGGATTGCCGGATGGGTGTAAAGATTGCCGCGGCCTTTAACATATTCTTTGGTCACCATGTGGCCATCCTCTTTGAGCGATTGTTCGAGGTTGTGCATAATGCTAATTTGCACCTGGTATCGTTTGAATGTGGTGAGGAAAAAGAAGTTCTGCTCTACTCCGTGTTTTTGAGCTATGCGCACTATTTCCTCGGCTTGTTCCTGCAAGGTCATTTCTTTGGTTGGGTCTTTTGCCATTATTGTTCTCCTTTCAGACTTTCGTTCGTTTTCCCCCAGTTAACTGTTCCCATCTGCGGCAAATGGTTTCGACATACTTAGGATCAAGCTCCATCATGTAGCATTTGCGCTCTACAGCATTCGCGGCGATAAGCGTGTTGTCCTCGTTGATTAACACAGGATTAACAAATCCAAATTCACGCAAGCTCTTGCGGAGCTTGTTAATCTGCTCATCGCTGTGAGTGCGAGCATTGTTCTCATAAGGCTTGATTGATTCTACAGCCAACATTGTTACTTGCGCTTGCTCTGCTCCCATGTCTTGCAATCTCCTTTCATGTCCGAGCTTCTCTATGTTTCTCGTCAGAGATAATCCACAATCCCATTATGTAGTCTTATGTATTGTATTATAAGCCCACCCCCTTCGGTCTGCTACCCCCACATACCGATCTCCGACCGGGGGGGGTTATCTCCACGCGACTGTCCGCGGACTATAGCTCTAATCTTTCAAAATGCCGATTGATGATGCGCTCCTGGAAGGCCTTGTCTGTTCTGCTGCTGTCTTGCAGCGCGTTCTCGATGCATCGCTCTCTCGAAGTGTCGATGTGTTTTAACTCCGCTCGTAAATCCAGGGCCATCTGTTCACGCTCTTTCTTTCGCGGAAGCCCGGCAATGACATAAGCCGTGGTAATGTTATAGGGGTTTTCATCCAGCTGTCTCAAGACATAATCTCTGATGTTCTCGGCGAAGTCCAGGTACGGCCGAAGCTGATCCTCCGGAGTGTCTTTGTTTGACAGTCCCGTGAAGCATTGCAGGATGTTATCCAGGTCGATGATTATGTCGCCCTGCTTCATCTGCTCCATCGCCCATGTGGCTTTGCCGCTTGCAGGACTTCCCCACACGATAATCCTTCGCCCTACGGGCACAGGCTGGCCCTGTGAGTCAAACTGTAGTCTCGGAAGGGTGTAAGTAGGCTTAGGCTTAAAAACGCGCCTGCGTTGCTCGTGTGCCTTGAAATGGCATTCTCTGCATAGCAGCTGCAGGTTGGCCCAGTCAAGGGTGATCTTGGGATCGTTGATGTTCTTTATCGTGATGTGTTTTTTGTGGTGGACTTCCTGCCCGGCTGATCCGCATTGTTCGCATAAGCCGTCTTGGCTCTTGAAGTATGCGTCTCTTGTTTCGCGCCATTGTCTGCTGTTGTAAAATTGCCTTGCATAAGGCTTCATGTTTCTTGCTCCTTTCGCTTGGTTGGATGTGCTTGAAAAGGGTGTGAGGACTTACCGGAAGGGTTAGGCCGGCAAGCCCTCACGAGCAGGGCCTGGGGTTGCCCTTATGAAAGGAGACCATGATGCTTGATGGCAAGGTATTGGTCTGCCTTAATTTTAGCTTGTGCATTAGTCTGTGTCAAGGGCTTGCGCTCCGCTTGCTTATCATGGCTTCGATCGATCGTCTGTCATGCTCGTCCATCTCTCCGGATGCTCTTGGCTTGCGTTTATATGATCCGCTCTTTTGCTGTGACGGTGCTGTCGTTGTTTCGCTGTCGCTGTATTCGTTTTGCCATTCTCCGGCATTGAGCCATGTGGCTGGGTTGGGAATGTACCCGGCTTTGAATCGCCTGTCTTTTTCGATTGCTCTTTTTACTCCCTCGATAATCTCGTCTTGTAGTTGCTTATCAGGCTTTCTTTTTTGCCATGCTCTCTTGGCTGCATCTTTGCCGATCTTTTTGGGATAAAGATCCCAGAACGCATCGAAGGCTGTTTCCTGCGCTTTTGTTAAAATGTTTCTGCTTGTTGTTGACACAAACACACTCTCATGCTCTTGACCTGCATCGTTGTTGTTATCTTGCTGTTGTTTTTGTGGTGTGTCGATGTCGCTTTCTGCTTTTTCGATTTTTTCATCGCTGCACAATATATTGTCTTTACTTAACTTATCTTTACTTATATTAAGTTCTATTGGGATGGAGTCTGCATGGAGCGCTCCGTGAGCATTCAGTGAGCATTCAGTGAGGACTCCATGAGTACTCCGTGAGTCTATGTTAGGTTTTTCTACATCAGTACGGAAATCTATAAATTCATCCTCGTTCTCGTCTATGATTTCGCCTGTGTTTGTGTCCACTTTTATGCTGTTTTCAGGGTGGTTTTCCTCTGTTTCTTGCTCTTTTTTAGCTGCTTTTTTGACCTGCTTTTGCCCCGGTTGAGGAGGCTTCGGCAGGTTGCTTTTTGTTGGTCTGCTTATTGTTTGGTGCTTCAAAAAGTTGGGGATGTAGTAATAATCATAGCCGTTTACCGTGTATATTTGGATCATGCCGAGAGCTTCTATCTTGGCCATGCCTCGTTCCACTTCGCCCTCGTTCATATCGTCATACGGGAATAAATCCGCCTTGATCAGCTTATAATTTGCCCTGCCTACCCCTTCATCATCGCTTGTCGTCCATAGTCCGATCCACAATAATCTCTCTGTTGTGGTGAGTTCTGCTACCTTTTCATCTCGCCAAAATTCGGGACTTATCATTCTTTTCCTTGCCATTTTCCTGCTCCTTTTCTTGTAGGTTTTCCCCGTGGTTTTTTGTGTCCTGCTCGTTTATTCATTATCCCTTTTTACATCGACAATGTCAAGTTTATTTATCTCTATTTCTCATGGCTGCATACCATTGTTCGAGGTTGTCTCTTTCAAGTTCTTTCTGTGCCTGTTTTACAATGGCAGCGGCATCTTTTACTTTCTCGTATGTGCCGAGGTGGAAAGACTTGCTTTTGTATGTGATTCTTGCTGCAAACTTCCCGCTCCGCAAAGCTACCCCCACGGGCAGCCCTGTCCGCTGGTTCATCTCACCTCCTTTTCGTCCACTCTGTAGGTCATAGCCTTTTTTCCAGTCGTCATACCATGTCTCGAATCGATCGCCCGCAATCGCCCTGCGTGCTGCGTGTGCTGTCTTTGCTGCTTTCTCATGCTTAGTATATGAACCGAGATAAACCGTGCGCTCTTTGTAGGTCACGCTTGCTTGATAGGTGCTTTCGCCGCGCCGGGTAACTCCTGCCGGCAATGGCAGATTTCCTGTTTTCCGCGCTTGTTCCTCGTCATATTGTCGTGTGCAGCAGCCCATGTCTTTGAGCAGATGCGCAATGCGCTTTTCCGACACCAGGCACAGCTGCGCCAGGATCCTTATCTGCTCACGCTTGTCCCTTGCTCCCTCGTATAGCTTCTTGATCTCAAACGGTGTATATGGCAGCTTATTCACTCGTCTTTTCCTCCTGCTCCAAAATGATACCGTGTAACCGCTATCGGGACCGGCTCAACCTCCGCGCCGTTAATGTTGCAAATGTTTAGTAAGTGTTTCATTCGCCCACCGCCTTTTTAGCAAGGGATTTCCGTATGCGCTCTTTTGCATAATCGCATTGAGCATTAGACAACTCGCTTCCTATATAATTTAACCCTAATTCCGCACAAGCCAAAGCGGTTGTTCCTGTCCCCATGAAGCTGTCATATACAACATTTCCCTGCTTTGCATATATACTTAAAACTTGTTTTGCGAAGTCTGTTGAGAATGTTGCCTTGTTCAGATCACATGCCCCATCATTATTTTTCGCCTCTATGAAGTTAAAAATGTTTTCATACATCTTCTG